AAGGAGTAATGAATGTATTGAGACAAAGTCCAAGTAAAGCAGTTGTATTTTTAGTTAGACAACAGCCAACATATGGGCATTGGTGTTTATGTTTTCTGAAAGATAAAGGAAGAAGTGAGCAAGGGATACATGTTTATGATTCATACGGAAATAAACCAGATAGCAAAGCATGGAAGAAAGCACTAACAAGAAAAACATTAAAACAATTACATCAAGAAAACCCATATTTATTAAGTCAACTTTATGACACAGGAAAACCAATATATTTTAATGAGTATCAACACCAAGCATACAATCCAAATGTTGCGACTTGCGGACGACATGTAGTTTGTAGAGCAAGTTTTCTTGATTTAGATACTGATGAATATAACGATTTAATCACTTCAAAGGGAATGAGTCCTGATGAAGTTGTAGTAAAAGCGACAAATGATTATATTTAATTTAAAATATTATTTTTTTTACTATATAATATAATAAATTTTTTCACAATGTCAATAAGAACTATTTTACAAAACGGTGTTTTTAGACTTGATACATCAGGAACAACAGGACTTGCAACAAATCAACTACAATTACAAGAAGGAGGCATAGTTTTTGCTGATGGAACGACACAAACGAGTGCTGGAGGATCAACAGGAGCAACAGGCCCTCAAGGTGTGCAGGGTATACAAGGAGCAACGGGGCCAACAGGAGCAAGAGGTCAAGATGGCACAGCTTCTTTTACTGGTGCAACAGGGGCGACGGGTCCCACTGGAGCTACAGGAGCGACGGGAGATATGGGAAATACTGGAGCGACTGGTTCACAGGGAGAAACTGGGCATACAGGAGATACTGGAGCAACTGGTGCAACTGGGGCTAATGGCTTAGATGGTGCAACTGGAGCAACTGGGGCAACTGGTGCTAATGGATTAGATGGAGCAACTGGTGCTACTGGTGCAACTGGTGCTACAGGAGAAAAGGGAGATATGGGAAACACTGGAGCGACTGGTGCTCAGGGAGAAACTGGGTATACTGGAGCAACTGGGGCAACTGGAGCAACTGGAGCACAAGGCGAAACTGGAGCAACTGGTGCACAAGGCGAAACTGGAGCAACTGGAAGTACTGGTTCAACATTACCAATTTTAACAACCCCTGCACCATATGGAAGCCATTTTATTTTAGCAAATGGTTCTGATGTATATGATAATTCAATAATTACTTATGCTGATAGTGGAAAAAATGGATACTTAACAACTCCAAATTATTTTACAGTTGATAACTTAGCAGGCAGAAATACAACTATTGAACCTGATCAAGTAATAATAACTCTCAATACTGACCAAGCCGTATTAAGTCCATATTCTTTAAAATTTAATAATGTTTCTATTTTACAAAATGTAGAAATTAAACAAACTAATACAATATTGCAAAATATAAGTCAAGCAATATATGCTGATGGAAGACCACCCACTGCACCAACTGCAACAATTATTAATACATATGCCTTCACTCCAAGTTGGTATTTCAAAAATACTACTCCATCTTGGAAGATCAACTGGTATATTGGCCCAAATATTGGGATGACTGTTGCCGATGTTTTGGGCTTGTATATGTATATATTTAATGGCTTAACAACAAGCAATGATAATACACCTTTTATTGTTATTTATACTAAGCCACAAGCTGGAGACCCTACTTGGTATCGCTCAAAAAGAGTATATATATTTGACCAAGCAACAACACCAATTGCTAATACAAGATATTGCATGTTTACTAATTTGTCCTTAACTTGTCCAACCCCTGCATACTATGGACAAACACTAATTAATATGACACTTTCTCCAGTTGCAGGATCTAATGTCGGACCATTTGAACCAACAGAAGAAATCTTAGGATTTGCCATATCTTCTAATAGTGCAAGTGCAGTTAACACTGTAGAGTTTGCAGTAAGTAAATTTGGAATTATGACATTAAATGGAACCCAAGAATTTGCATTCATCCCACTTTAAGCGATCTAGTTTTACTGTCCCAAGATATTATTACTGTCCACCAGTTTTGGACAGTAAAAAAATATGAATATTCCATTATTAATTAATTCTATAATTATATACAACTAATATTTTTTTTTGGACAGTAAAAGACAGTAAACAGTAAAAAAAATATTAGCCATCTCATATACCGACTACAATTATTTTTATAAAAAGTTATTTATGATTTCATAATTATAACTTTTATTTTTACTGTCCTTACTGTCCTTACTGTCCAAAATAAAAATATAATGTGTATAATGCTATATAATGGATTAATATATGAATATAAGAATAATTTTATTGGACAGTAAAATGGACAGTAAAAATATCTGATGGACAGTAAAAAAAAAATAATGGACAGTAAATTTAATATTGTTTATACCATTTCTTTTTTACACCATCAAATTTAAGCCCATTTTTTTTAGCATCTGCTATTGCTTCTTTTGAATATTCTATATCTTTATATTCTACATGTTTTGTTTTTCTCTTATTAATAAAATCTCCAATGTCATAAATAATATATTTTTTAAAGTATTCAATAATATGTTTATTGCTATCAATATATTTGCAATATCTTATTTTTAAATCTTTGTCCCATCTTGTATAAGATATCATTTGTTTATGTTCTTGGCATATTTCATATGGTATATCAAAACATTCTACTTTATTATATTTAGCAACTTCTTTTTTTCTTTTTTTCTCAACATCTTTATCTATTTGTATTTGTTCAACTTTGCAATCATTACATAAATTATATTTTCTATTTCTATGATCAGCATTACACTTTTCACATTTTCTAACTTTTCCAGCATTAATAAATTTTTTAATACAACAACTACCAATAATTAATATATCATCAATGGTTGAATTTACATCTTTTCTAATATAACAATTATGCATTAATGTTGCATCACATACACATTTATTTTCAAGTTCTGGAAAATCTGTATTTGGAAAACATAATTTAAAATAATTTTCATATCCTATAAATTCATCAGGTGGTTTTTCACATTCAGTATTAGCATGACCACCGCAAAAAATCCATGTTTTAACATCTTCATATGACATATTATGTTTGACCCTTAGGCCATTAATAAATGCTTTTGATAATTTCGGATCCATTATAAAAAAATATATGTATTTATATTAATACAATTATTTATTTTTTAATTTAAAATATTTCATAATATATATATAACCAAAATATATTTTGAACTTTGAAATAAAATTTTTATATTAGAAATAAAAATATATAATATATATAGATACATATATTTTTTATTACAATGTCAAAAAAACTTAGTCTTAAAATCTCGGATTATCAAAGCACTTTATCAGGACTCGAAACAATCGAAAATGTCCCATTAGATATATTGAATGCACTTATTGATAGCGATTTAATTAGAGACGAGCAAGAATTGACAGAGTTGAAAAATCTTAAAAAGAAAATTTTAAGAGAAAGATTAAAGGTATCATATAAACAAGCAGATTATAAGTTTGGTCGAAACTTTGCCGTAAAATCCATATCATTGGGATGCAAACGAAGAATAATTAGACATACTTTAATGAAAAATTTATATCAAGATATAGATATGGTTAATTGTCATGCAACTATATTACAGCAATTATGTAAATCTAATGAAATTGCCTGTCCACAATTAGATGAATATATTAATAATAGAGATGAATTATTACAAGCGGTCAAAGAAGAATATACTGTTGATAGAGACCAAGCTAAAAAATTATTTATTATCTTATTATTTTATGGAACATTTGATACATGGAAGAAAGACGAAGAATTAGATGAAACTATTGAGCCAAGTAAATATATAATTGCACTAACAAATGAATTAAAAACTATTGGTAATACGATTATTGTAGAGAATCCAAAAGAAGTCAAATTATGCGAAAAACTCAAAAAGAAAAATCCGAAAGGTTCTGTAGTTAGTTTATTATTGCAAAGTATTGAAGACCATATTTTAGGAATTATTTATGATAAATTAGGAAGACCAAAAAATGTTATATTATCATTTGATGGATTGGCAGTTTTACTTTCAGATTTTCCAGATATTAATTTAAAAGATATTGAAAAAGAAATTACTAATAAAACAAATTTTAAAATGGAATTAATTATTAAAGAATTATCTCATGCAGTTGATCCAACAACATTAAAACCCGAAGAGGTTAAAAATGATTTAATGGCTATTCATTTTGAGAGGCTAAATAAAGAATATTCAAAGATTAAATCAGTTGAAGCATTTGCTTATAAGTCATGGGATGGCGAAGTTAAATTTATGACTAAATCCGCATTGGTGAATCAAGAAATGGATTGTGCCCCTATGGTTAGAATAATGAAATTTAATAATACAAAATCAGAAGAAGTTTTGCAAGAAGTTAGAATTATTGATGAATGGTTATTAGATTGCAATAAACCTAAATTTGAAGATATAGGAGTTTATCCACACGATCAAGAATGTCCAACTACTCATTATAATACATGGACACCATTTTTAGCATCAACTTATGAAGAATGCCCAGAAGATGAATGCATTGATGAATTAGAATTTCTATTAAATCATATGCTAATTTTATGCAATCATGAAGAAGTTATATATAATTATTTTATTAGATGGTTTGGGCAAATGTTAAAATATCCATCCACAAAAACAAATGCACCAACATTTATATCTGAAGAGGGAGCAGGTAAAGGCTCATTATTTGAATTGTTCAGAAGAGTTTTAGGAGACAGCAAAGTTTTAGAGACAACAAAACCAGATTTAGTATTAGGTCAATTTAATGATCTATTAGTAAATGCATTCTTAGTTATTTTTAATGAAATTGAAAGAAAGCAATTAGTAGAACATGCAGGAAGTCTTAAAGCATTTATTACTGATAAATCGGTTCAAATTAATGGCAAGGGTAAAAAATCATTTAAGATGTTATCATTACATAGAGCATTAAGTGCAACCAATAGCTTAACTGGTGGAGCAATAAATCCACATATAAACGATAGAAGAAATGTTATTATTAGATGCTCTGATGAATTATGCAATAATGTTGAATACTTTAAAAAATTCTATAGTATTATTAACAATAAACAAGTTATTAGAAAATTTTATGATTATTGTTATAATTTAGATGGATTGGAAAAATTAGAATTACCACCAAAGACAGAACACCATAAAATATTAATTGGTGGTAATGTATGCCATGTTAAAGAATTTATGAAAGAAAATGTATATAGTTGGTCTGCACAAAATATAGAAGATAAAGAAATAATGCCAATTACTTTATATAATGATTTTAAATCATATATTGAATCAAACGGTTTTAAATATGAAACTAATACAGTTCACCTATCGAGAAAAATTGGGCTATTAAAAATACCACATACAAAGGGCAAATCAAAAGGGTCAAGATGTATAAGATTTAATGTTGATGAATTAATAACATATTTTGGTTTAGTTAGAAATGAAGAATGTAAATTAATTGTAGAAGAAATAATCGCCGAAGATAATGAACCACAAATAAAAATATTAGATAAAATAGTATTAGAAAGACCAAAAAATATGTTAGTATTACCTAAAGATACAAAAGAATTTGTTAATGAATTTATTACGGCGGATGCATATGATGATATTGATATCATTGATTTATTATTAATGTAATTACTTTTAGAATTATTTATTTTTTTTAATTAAAAAAATATATGTATTAATATATATAGATAATTTTTTATCATCTTTTTAAAATGGATAATATTTTAGATCTTGAAAAGTTTAAAAAATTAATTGAGCAAAGAAAAACCGCTGTTAAAAAATGGCAACATAATAATAAAGATAAAGTCGCAGAATATAAAAAAAGATATGCACAAAAAAATAAACCAATGGGCTTAAAAAGCATTTCACAAAATCGAATTAATAATCCTGAAAAGTATAAACAATATCAGGCAGAATATAGAAAGAAAAGAAAACTATTGAAAGAACTTCCACTATTAAATATTTAATATTAAATATATTATAATTATCTATATATAAATATATTTTTTTTTACAATGTCTCGAACCGCAACTGAAGGAACAAAGCAAAACTACCTCAAAAATCTAATTAGATTAAATGATGGAAATGAAATTAAAAATTTTAACTTCTTGAAAAAAACTGAAGATATCTTGCAAAAGATTTCACACCTCAAGCCAAATTCTCAAAGAACTTATTTGATTGCAATCGTATCAACATTAAAAGATTTGAAAGGTTTTGAAACTGCACATAAATTTTACTATGGCTTAATGATGGATATGAATAAAGCACTAAAAGATAATACAACAAAGAGCGAGACACAAACGGCAAACTGGATCAATCAAGATGAAGTCATGCAAAGATATCAAGAAATGTCAGAGCAAGTAGTGCCATTATTACATTTGAAAAAAGTTAATGCTAAACAATGGTCGGACATATTAGACTTCATAGTATTTTCATTATATACTTTACAACAACCAAGAAGAAATAAAGATTATCAATTAATGATGGTTATTAAATCTACTAAAGATTTTGATGATAATTATAAAGAATTTAATTATTGGATGGGTGGATGGTTTCTTTTTTATAATTATAAAACTAAGGGAACATATAATTTACAAGAGATAGAAGTTAACCCAGAATTACAAGAATTATTGAAATTATATATAAGGCTCCATCCACTAAAGAAGCAAAAGAAGTATCCATTATTAGTAGACTATGAAGGGCAACCATTACTGCAAGTCAATGATATTACAAGAATACTAAATAGGATCTTCAAAAAGAAGATAGGGGTATCAATGCTTCGTAATATCTATTTGACCGATAAATTCAAAGAACCTATGCAAGAGTTAAAAGATACTGCAAAGGCAATGGGGACAAGTTCAAACACTATTCAAAATAACTATGTAAAAGTCGATGATGCAATGCCTCCTCGCTATCTACTTGATAACTTATAAGCCGTAAATATCTAAGTTAGATATTAATATAGATATTTTTAAGATATCTTATTTTTTTTTATCTCATTTTTATCTAAATTATATATTAAAGGGATAATTTACATTAAATATTTTAAAATATTTACACCCTAATATCTATATAATATCTAAATAATATCTATTTCATATATTTCTATGTAAAATATCTATAAAATATCTAAAAAATATCTA